TTATTGAATCTCAGGTTGAAACCGGAGTTCCTTACTTATGTTCTAAAGATAGTGCTAACAGAAAAACTAACCATCAAAACATCGGAGTGATTAAACAATCTAACTTATGTAATGAGATTTACCAATTCACCGATGAGAACACCACAGCAATCTGTACGTTATCATCTATGGTATTAAAGAACTTCATCATAAAAGGAGAATTTGATTTCAAATTACTTTATAGTGAAGTTAGAAAGGTTGTTAGAGCACTTAACAAAGTTGTTGATATCAATAGTTATTCAACTGAACAAGGAAGAAAAGGTGGGTTGGAACAAAGAGCGATTGCCATTGGAACACAAGGTCTTGCTGATGTATTCTTCTTAATGGATTATATCTTTACAACTGAAGAAGCAAAGAAACTTAATAAAGAGATTTTTGAAACAATCTACTTCGCAGCAATCACTGAAAGTATGAATCTATGTAAAACAGGTGAATACAAACCATACGACTTTTTTAATGGGTCACCAATGTCAAAAGGTATATTCCAATTTGATATGTGGGGGTTAGATTATGAAGGTTTAGGTGGAATGTGGGATTGGGACTCACTTAAATTAGAAGTGTCTAACCACGGTGTTTGTAATTCGTTATTCACGGCTCAGATGCCAGTTGCGTCTTCGGCTAAGATTACAGGTTCATTTGAAATGACAGAACCGGCTCACTCGGCATTATTTAATCGTCGTGTTGTCGGTGGTGAAATTTTAATTGTTAATAAATACTTAATTAACGATTTTGAAAAGTTAGGTGTTTGGTGTGAGGACTTGAAAAATGAGATTATAATGAATGAAGGGTCAGTACAAAATATTAATTTTAATCATTACTTGGACCCGGAAGATAAAAATTATAATAAGAAGGTTAAACGAATAGAACATTTAATTCCAAAATACAAAACAATTTGGGAGATATCTCAAAGAGAATTGATTGATATGGCTGCGGACAGAGCACCATTCATAGACCAATCACAGTCAATGAATATCTATATGTCTGAACCAACATTATCAAAGATTTCATCATCACACTTCCATTCTTGGGGTAAAGGGTTGAAAACTCTTTGTTATTATGTTAGAACAAAGGCGATATCAACCGGAGCTAAACACTTAGCTGTTGATATATCAAAAGTGAGTCAATCAAAACCAATTGAGAAACCAACCGTTGATTTAACACAAAAACCTTCGGATTCCGAGTTTGAGTGTTTCGGATGTGGTTCTTAAATAAAATAATCACGACATTAGTGTCGTGATTTTTTATTTTAATCTATTTATAAGAAATAATCACGACACTATATTTATAGTTATGGCAGATGGAACAACATATGGGTTAACTTTTCCTTTCAGAGATTCTTTTGATGGGAAATATTTAGATTTATCGGATTATAATGACCAAGAGATTAGGTCTAATTTAATACATCTTTTATTATCTAAAAAGGGTAGTAGATATTATTTACCTGATTTTGGTACAAGATTATATGAGTTCATATTTGAACCATTAGATGGACCTACTTTTTCAGAAATAGAAACAGAAATAAGAGAATCTGCGGGTATATATCTTCCGGGAATAAGAATAACTAAAATTAGTATTACCGCGGCATCCGATGGTGATGAAGATAAAGGAAGTTATATAAACGATAACGATGAAAGAGTATTTAGAGTACCTAACATCTCAAATAATGAACATACTGCAAAAGTTAAAATTGATTATATCATAAATAATGATGTTTTTAATAGTAGTGACTTTGTAATTATTAATATATAAAATTATGGCAAACAAGAAAATTTCCTATACTACAAGAGATTTCCAATCAATTAGAACAGAGTTAATTAACTTTACTAAAACGTATTATCCTGATACAATTCAAAACTTTAATGATGCGTCGGTTTTTTCAGTATTATTAGATTTAAATGCTGCGGTTACAGATAACTTACAATTTAATATTGATAGAAGTATTCAGGAGACAGTACTTCAATTCGCACAACAAAGGTCATCAGTTTTTAATATCGCAAAAACTTATGGATTAAAAGTTCCGGGAATGAGACCATCAGTTGCTTTAGTTGATTTCTCAATTACGGTTCCTGCTTATGGTGATAAGGAAGATTTAAGGTATTGTGGTATTTTAAGAAGGGGTTCTCAAGTTAATGGTGCGGGACAAGTATTTGAAACCGTTTATGACATTGATTTTACATCCCCAGTTAATGATGAAGGATATCCTAATAGATTAAAAATACCTAATTTTGACTCAAATAACAAGTTATTAAATTATACAATAACTAAAAGAGAAACTGTTGTTAATGGTACAACAAAAGTATTTAAAAAAGTTATAACTCCAAATGATGTTAAACCTTTTTATGAATTATTTTTACCGGACAAAAACGTGTTAGGGGTGACTAGTGTTTTATTAAAAGATAGTACTCAATATACAAATATCCCATCAGTACAAGAGTTTTTAGGGTTAAATAATAGATGGTATGAAGTAGATTCTTTGGCGGAAGATAGAGTATTTGTTGAGGACCCAACCAAAGTATCAGATGCTCCGGGGGTTAAAGTTGGAAAATATATACAAACTAGTGATAAATTTATAACAGAATTCACACCTGAAGGGTTTTTAAAAATGACTTTTGGTGGTGGTAATCAATCTGCTGATGAACAATTAAGAGAATTTGCTAAAGACGGTTATCAATTAAATTTATATAAATACTCAAATAACTTAGCGTTAGGTAGTTCTTTGAAGGCGAACACAACCTTATTTGTTCAATATAGAGTTGGTGGGGGTGTTGGTTGTAATCTTGGTGTTAATGCAATTACTCAAATAGGTACGGTATCATTCTTTGTTAATGGTCCTTCGGATAGTGTTAATACAACTGTGGTTAATTCGTTACGATGTAATAATGTAACAGCAGCAATCGGTGGGGCAAGTTTTCCAACTACGGAAGAAGTTAGAAATTTGGTATCGTATAACTTTTCATCACAAAAAAGAGCTGTAACGGTTAATGATTATGAGTCGATAATTAGAACAATGCCATCACAATTTGGTGCTCCGGCAAAAGTTTCAATTACAGAAAACAATAATAAAATTATTGTACAAATGTTATCTTATGATGAAACAGGTAGGTTAACGGAAGTAATATCAAATACTTTAAAAAATAATGTTGCAAATTATTTATCAAACTATCGTATGATAAATGATTATGTATCAATACAAAGTGCTAATGTTATTGATTTAGGGTTTAACATTGATGTTGTTTTAGATAACACACAAAATCAAGGGACGGTTATTTCTCAAATTATTACAATTGTTTCTGATTATTTTGACCCAGCAAATAGACATATGGGAGAAAATGTCAATATTTCAGAATTAAGAAGATTAATACAGAGTGAAAACGGTGTTGTTTCATTATCTGATATACAAGTATTCAATAAAGTTGGGGGTCAATACTCCTCATCTCAAACATCTCAAAAATATTCGGATAGTTCAACTTATCAAATAGGTTTAATTGATGATACCATTTTTGCGGAACCAAATCAAACCTATCAAATAAAATATCCTAACAAAGATATCAATATTAGAGTTAAAAACTTAAAAACTGTTAACTTCTCATAATAATTTATTTTTAATAATAATGAATTATCTTTTAAAAATAGTGTATAAACTATTTATTAAAAAAGATAAAAAATGTCAAAATCATATAGAATAAGAACGAAGGTCGGTGTAGATACTTCTTTAAAAGTGTTAATTGAACAAGAGTTTGAGCACTTGGAGATTTTATCGTTAAAAATATTACAAAGTGATATCTACACAAGACAATGCTCGGATTATGGTGTTATTATTGGCCGAGTTAGCGTTAATAACGGATTTGGTGTTCCAAACGCTAAAATATCTATTTTTATTCCTATAGATAGTGAAGACCAAAAAAACCCTATTATATCTGAATTATATCCCTACAAATCATTATTAGATAATAATTCTGATGGTTATAGATATAATCTACTTCCATATGTTAAATCATATAGTGAGCACATACCTACAGGAACTTTTTTCACTAGAAATGATGTACTTAAAGACCCCACTTTAATTGAGGTTTATGATAAATATTACAAATATAATGCCGTAACAAATCAAAGTGGTGATTATATGATATTTGGGGTTCCAGTTGGTTCTCATACAATTGTAATGGATGTTGATTTATCCGATATTGGTGAATTTTCATTATCACCCCAAGATTTAATTCGAATGGGGTTGGCAACAGAATCTCAGGTTTCGGGAACTAATTTTAAATCGTCACATAATTTACGAGAATTACCTCAAATTATTAATCTTAGTAAATCTATTGAGGTTGAACCATTATGGGGTCAGCCTGAAATCTGTAATTTAGGAATTACAAGAACTGATTTTGACTTGAGTAGTGAGTCGAAAATTGATATTAGACCAACAGCGGTTTTTATGGGGTCAATAATTTCTGATTCTAATACTAACGCTTTAAAATCTAATTGTAAGCCAACAAATAAATCTGGTTATTTATGTAGTTTAATTGCGGGTCCGGGTGAAATATTATCTATTAGACAAACAATAAATCAAGATTCTAATGGGTTACCAATTCTTGAAAACTTTAGTTTAGAAAGTGGGGGTAAAGTAATTGATGAAAACGGGGCTTGGTTAATAGATGTTCCGATGAATTTAGATTATTATATAACTAATGAGTTTGGAGAACAGGTATTATCGAATGACCCTGAAGTGGGTATTCCAACAAAATCTAAATATAGGTTTAAAGTAAAATGGTCTCAATCACCATCATTGTCTGATGTTACTAAACGAGCGTATTATTTAGTTCCAAATATTAGAGAATACCCTGAACCTTTTAATTTAAATTCATACTCGTTTAGTGTTGATTGGAATGATTATGGAAATTCTCAAATGATTCAAGACGCAATAAACTGTGATGATAAATTTTATTTAATG